AAATCTAACAAGCAGAAAGTAGAACAGGCTGCTAATTCTGTGAAAGGAAAAATAGAAACTGCTAAACAAAGAAAAGCGAGAGTTAACGCAGTTCGCAAAAAAGCTAGAGCTCAAACAAAAGCAGTACGAAAAGGTCAGTGACATATAATAATGGACACTGTAAAAAATAATTTAATAAATGCAAACCCACTAACACTAAATACCTTTGTAAAATGGCAGACCCAAATGACAAACTAGACTTTGGCTCGATATCGTTTGACGACGTTATCGGCGACGGGGCCCCGGGCCTTGACGTAGCTGAAGAAACACCCCCTCAAGAAGTTGAGGAGAAAGAACCACTAAACTCAGAGTTAGAAGAAGACGTTAGAAAGTATGGAGATGAAGATGCTGATGATACAGATGATTATCAGCGCGAAGAAGAAGAGACGTACGTAGAAGATCAGCACGAAGACGGTGAAGACTTTGACGACGCTCCTATCTCCAGCCAAATATCCGAAGTATTAGGATATGAGCTTGAAAACGAATACGACGATACTGTCGAAGGTCTAACTGAGTATGTGAGAGATATATCACAGGAAGTTGCAGAGAATCAGATACAAGAACTGTTCGAGCAATTCCCTGAGGTTCAAAAGCATTTAGACTTTGTACTCGCAGGAGGAGAGTCTAACCAGTTCTTTGAAGCACACAACCCTCAGAACGACTTCAGTAACCTGGAGCTGAGTGAAAAGGATACCATGACCCAAAAGGCTGTACTGTCTCAGTACTTCCAATACAAAGGGCATGACCAAGCTTTCATTCAGGATATGCTCGATGACTACGAAGACAGCGGTAAGCTTTTTGATAAAGCTAACCTTGCAAAGTCATCTCTTGCTGAAGTTCAAGATCAACAACGTCAAGAGCTGTATCAACAGCAACTTGCAGAGTTTGAGCAAAGAGAAGCTGCGCAAGCAGAGTTCTGGGATGGAGTAGCTGATACACTAGAGCAAGGACGTGAATTTGCAGGGATTAAGATTCCTGACAGAGACAAGTCTACTTTCTTTGATTACATCTCTGCTCCTGTAGACGAAACTGGAAGAACCCAAAGAGATGCTGATTATTCAGAAGCTCCTATGGATATCAAGCTTGCACTGGATTACCTCATGTTCAGCGGGTTTCAACTAGAAGATATTATTTCTACGAAAGCTAAGACTGAAAGCGCACGCAATCTGCGTGAACGTATTGTCTCTAACCAAGAGAAAGTACGTAATGCTAAAGGTCAAAGCAGACGTAAACAAACAGCATTTGATCCAGACGATCTGGACATAAACGCGCTTTTTTAAGCAATCTTAATTTTAAATATAAACAATCATGGCTTTGATGCAAGTACTGAAAACGTACTATAACGATTCGCAGATGACCGACACTAACTCGTTGGTTAATGCGTTGATGGAGAAACCAGAAGAACTCTCCCCAATTATTACGCACTTGGCTGGACGTGAAGAAAAGAAGTTTCCACTTTCTTTTCTGACCGAAGGAGTTGGTAACACACGCTCGATTAATCGTTTTGAGTACGAGTACCGTGTTAAGACTCATGAAGTCAACGTTCGCCCTATTGTGTCCGTAAAAGGTTCCGGAACTAACGTGGGTGCTAATGGCACTACGTTTAAGGTGACCTTCCCTGACAAATGGTTCATTTTCCCATACACGCTTGTTTCCCAATCTGGTGAGCTCGCGCGTATCATGAAAGACCCTGAGCCTACTGGTGATGGATATGAATATACCTTGCAATTGGTTCGTCCCGGCTCTGCTGGAATGAGCGCTAGTGCTGGAGGCGATCTCGCTGCTGGTGCACTCTGGGGTATGTTGTATGCTAACGTTGGAATCGACTTCTCTAGAGGTAATGCTTCCAACTGGTCATCACCTGGACTCGTTCGCTCCAAGATTGGAACGATCCGTAAGTCTTACCAGTTCTCTGGTAACGCTAAGGACTACGTTGCTGAGTTTAACCTCCCAACTAAGGAAGGCAGCTCTACCAAGCTTTGGATGGACTACGAAGAGTACCGTCACATGCTCAAGTTTAAAGAGGAGTGTGAGATGTACTATTGGTATGGACAGCGTACACACGATGACGCAGGTCGTACACAAATGACTGACGAGAATGGTCAGCCTGTTGTTTCCGGTCCTGGTTTGCTTGAGCAGATCATTAACAAGGATACTTATTCTACTCTCACTCAGAAGAAGATTGAGAATGTGATTGGTGACTTGTTCTACGGTATGACTGATGCTACTGATAAGCAGGTTACTCTGTATACAGGTGTTGGTGGTGCACGTGAGTTCGATAAGGCTCTGCGTAACTACTACGCTAACGGTGTTAGCTCTACTGCTATTACTAATAGCGGTACTAACTCTTACCTCAGAACTACTGAGTCTAAGTTTATTACTGGAAGCGGTCGTAGCCTTGGTATCACTGGTTACTTCACTAGCTATGACCACGTTGATGGTCACACGGTAAACGTGGTGAAGTCTCCATTGTTTGACCATGGTCCTGTTGCTCAAGCGTCTAAGAAGCACCCTGAAAGTGGTCTCCCATTGGAGAGCTATCGCATGGTGTTTGTTGACCAGTCTAACTATGACGGTGAGAACAACCTTCAGATGATTAATAAGAAGGGTCGTGAGATGCTTCGTTGGGCTGTTGCTGGTTCTGTTGTACCCAAAGGGTTCAAGGAGTCAGACACACGCGCAAGTGATATAGACGGTGCTAGCGTGCACATGTTGAAGACAGCTGGTATCCTGCTCCGCAGATTCGATACTTCGCTCGATTTGACTTGCACTGCATCGTAATTTGGTGTTTGGTTTGCATAGGGGGAGGCTGCGACGTGTAGCTTCCCCCGTTGCACCAAATACAAAGAAGTTATTCTTAAACTAAAAAGAACATGCAAAACAAAAAAGTGTACATCAGACGTAAGGAGCTTAACGGCTACTTACCAAAAGACATCCTCGCAGGAGCTAGGATTTCTATCGGTTCAATTTATGTGGGCAGGCAACCTCTCAAAGGGTTCGAAGACGAAGAGTCTAAAAAGCATCTTAGAAGAATACTAGATGTTCCACCTGACCACCCAAACTGGGCTGGGGCCGAAAAAGAGTTTTGGTGTAATATGAGTCTTAAAGTTCCATTTGAAGGCGTAGAGCTTGATATCTCTATGGACGATAATGATGATGCTGTTAATCCTCAGGATTACGCAACTTTCCGTTGGTGCCAACGTCATAGACAAGTAGGTACTAGTAAGACTGACATGGAAACTTCACCTGGTAAGAAGTTCTACATCTATGATCCAGAAGAGGATTTGATTAAGTCTAACAACAAGATCAAGCTTAAGAAGGATGCAGACAAAGAGTTCATTAAGATCTCTTCTAATGTAGATAAGATGAAGAGAGTCTTGCGGGTACTCACAAAGCAGAACACGGACAAGCTTACACCTATGGAAATAGAAAATAGCTTGTATGGGGAAAAGGATAGAAACCCTGGAGTGTTTTTGAAAGTATCACTAGATAAGAATCTAGATGTGAGAGCTGAGATTGAGGAGCTCGTTGAGAAAGGAGTTCTTAGAAAGATCGGTAATCAGATTATCCACGAAGACGAAACAATTGGGTCAGATATGACTGATGCAATCGTATATTTTAATAACAAGAAAAACTCTGGGGCATTGAATGCCATGAGAGCTAAGCTTAAAACACTAGCATGACAGTAGAGGAGATGCACATAGCAGTAAACTTGGGGGTGCAAAAGATTGCATCATTCCAAGCAGATAACATGCTCGCAGAAGAAATTGACTACGAGCTTAACACTGCTGTGCGCAGACTTATCTCCCAACGCTACAACATGCAAGGCAATAAGTATCGGCGGGGGTTTGAACAGTCTCAGAAGAGACTCGATGACCTCCGCCATCTTGTTGAAGACTATACTACACAGAACTCCAGCTATATGGAGATAGGGTATACGTCTAGAACTAATGGAAACATTGACATCTACAGATACAAGTTTCCGAACGACTACATGTTCCTTGTGAATGTGTTGTCAGAAGTAACCTACGATTGTAGGAAAGATCCTGTGCAAGTAGCTCAAGGTTACGTGTACAAAGATTATTTAAAGATATCCCTGACTGCTCCACAACCTGGGTACATGCTGCAAAGCATTGCTATACCTAATACGCAAGGAGTGCCAGAGATAGTCATATACGGCCAAGAAGGTTTGAGCTATGACTATTTGATAGGTCCGTACTACGGTGCTAACATCAACCCCAGTTTGTCTAACAACGATAGTTACACAGACAGGTACTTTGATACCGTAGCTACTGACTCACCACCCGCCGATGGTAATGAGCTTTATTTAGAGCGGATGTACCAACAAGAAGGGGATGGGTTTATTCCAATAGATGGTCAAGCGATGTCTGACCAAACTACTGAGGAAATAAATCCAGAAGACTATAATGGAGCTTATGCTGTACTTACTTGGGTAAACCCAAGCACTCTGCAAACGTTAGAGCAAATAAGTAACATAGCTCCTACGACTACATACATCGAGACTAGGATAGCTAATTATAATTTCCCTGCTCCACCGCAGGTAAGAATATCAAGAACAAATTGCAAGTTTTCTCAGCAAGACGATATCTATGCAATTCTTGATGACCCATTTAATAGCACTTCCCCTACAGGAATATTGTATACAGTTCAGGAAACTTTCTTAGATTTGTATACCAATAATACTTTTATACCTAACTCGGTACAAATTAAATACATTCGTAAACCTGCAGCCATATCAAGGAGGTTTGGGGTAGGATGCGAACTGCCAGAACATACGCACCACGAGGTCGTAGAAATGGCAGTGAAAAGTATCTTGGAAGGCTTCGAGTCTCCTAGATATCAAACACAATCTAGGGAAGTCCTAGAGAGTGAATAATTATTAATGTCTTTAAACTTTAAATTATGAGACAAGTTTTTTTTAAGAATGTAGCAGCTCTTCAAGTAGCAGGTGCTGCTGGAGCTGACAGATTCACGGATCTCGGCTCTGGTGAGCTTGGATTCTGGAATATAGATGCTGCAACTGGAGGTGCATGGTTTGGTAGTGCTTTGTTCCAAAGTTTGGTTGATGATGGTAGTGGAACTGGTGTAGCGGTTGCGAAGGCACTGCCTTTGTTCCGTAACTTTCAGATTGCACAAGGATTTGCTACTAACAATCCTATTGCTACTCCAATTATCAATGCTGCAAACCTCGTAAGAGTTACTGCAGCTGGATATCAGGCGAGTACTTTGCACAAGATGAGAGTTACTCCCACTAATGCTGATGCTGGCAATAACATCTCTTTGAGGTTTGTTATGCGGAACACTCCGACTGACTACGTTAGCTATGTAAACAATGAGGTTACTATTGCAGACTTGAGCGGTGCTGGTTATCAGTTCCCACTGGGTCAGTTCAATACGACTAACCACAAGTTGTTGAATCTTGCTGTTGCTAAAGGTG